TGCGTACAAACATCAAAGTCCCTTGTGTCTGCCTATTCCACCACAGCGGCATTATTGGGTGCAGGGAATGGATTTGAACCACTGACCTTCAGCTTATGAGGCTGACGAGCTAACCAAACTGCTCTACCCTGCAATATTTATACAACAAATATATTATAACATATTTATATCCAAATGTCAAGTTATGTCTAATAAATTTTAATATTTTAAATAATCATTCAAAATAAAACTTGTCGTTTGAATCTATGTTGTATTTTTCATTGTAATAAGAAGGATTGTTTCTATATTTGGCAAGAAAGTTTGCAAATATACAACTTTCCGAATTTTCTACATAATCCAAACAGTTATCGTCACACCATTTACATCCATATCTAACATCAGGATGATTTTCATTTGTACAAGCCCCAAAACCTAAATAACCAGGGCCACCTTCAAGCCCTCCATAAATGCATTTAAGACCTTTGGAACATTCATTAGTTTTCCACAACATAAAAGCTTCCGAAACTGTCATACAACCCTCCTTAAACAACATACTAAAACCAATGGAGCAACATAGGAGAATCAAACTCCCACCTTCTGCTTGGAAGGCAGATATCCTAACCGTTAGACGAATGTTGCATTTTGGAGGTTCCAGAAGGATTTTAACCTTCGAATGAGTGGGTTGCAGCCACTTGCCTTAAACTCTTGGCTATGGAACCATATTGGCGATACCTATGGGACTCGAACCCACAACTTCCAGCGTGACAGGCTGGTGCTCTGACCAATTGAACTAAGGTACCCGGTAGGCCTGTAGGTAGGCGAAACCCCGCATCCACATTTTTGTCACAAAGATGTGAGAATATGTATTTGGTATAAACTCACCTGGTCCGGACGACAGGACTCGAACCTGCGGCATCTTGGTCCCAAACCAAGCACTCTACCAAACTGAGTTACGTCCGGAGATTGTAGGAGAATACATTTAAAAATTAAGAAGCTCTAAATCATAAGACCGAAATCTATTAATTTACATAACCTTTATCTGTATTCTCCCACACCTTCGCTAAAAGTTATTAGTGCCTTTCGGCTGGTGCCACAAAGTGGACTCGAACCACTGACCTTCCGGGTATGAACCGGATGCTCTAACCAACTGAGCTATTGTGGCATAATAGCTGTCTTTCCAGCTTGCCATCCGATTTTAAAGACTTAGGAATGTCTTTAAGGTGGTAAAAGAGATTGATAAGAAGTGGCTGTTGGTTGGGGTGGAGGGATTTGAACCCACGAATGACGGCGTCAAAGGCCGTTGCGTTAACCGCTTCGCAACACCCCATTATAATGGTGCCTCGGAGCGGACTTGAACCACCGACACGAGGATTTTCAGTCCTCTGCTACTACCAACTGAGCTACCGAGGCAATTTTGGCTCCCCAGGTCCGACTCGAACGGACGACCACACGGTTAACAGCCGTGTGCTCTAACCAACTGAGCTACTGAGGAATATATATAGTATAATGTTCAATGGTGACCCGTGCGGGAATTGAACCCACGATTCCACCGTGAAAGGGTGGTGTCTTAACCACTTGACCAACGGGCCATATAAAAATTGGGTCTACAGAGCTAACCGATTCAAAATCTAGAATTATGAATTTGTTGAATTGGCCGTTACGATAGGTACCGATTAGATGTAGATTGGTGAGAGGAGATGGAGTTGAACCACCCGAGCCACAATGGCAGCAGATTTACAGTCTGCCCCGCTACCACTTACGGTATATCCTCCCAATAAATAACCTTTATTAAAAAGGTTAAAAAATAAAATAAGATAAGAAAGAATGTAGTAATATCATGTCTACTTTGTCATAGCAAAGTAGAATCAAGGAGAAGTTTATGTACATCCGTTCAGATGTGCACTGGTGAACACAATTGGATTCGAACCAATGTTCCAGTTCCGCATACTTCGTATACTTCACTGTGTACTACCACTATACGATGTGTCCATCTACCACACCAACTGTTGTCGATGTGGTAAACCTATACGAAAGAATGTGTAAGTGGACGTTTTAATTTCCACATTTATATTATACAACATATTAATTCAAAAGTCAAGTAATTTTTAAAAGTTTTTTATTTTAATTTTATAATTCCTTTGTTATAGGTTCGCCTGGTATAATTATACCCATATTGTTAGCAGTCTCTATCCAATCGGCTTCAACCTCATTAAATAGATTTACAGCTTCGTCTATCGTTTCTCCTTGTGCCACACAACAAGGTAGCACTTTGGATTTAACAACATAGAATTCGTGGTTATTTGCACTTATTTTATTCACTTCAAATGTATATTGCATACAGTTATCCTTCTTTATTAGTAGGTTCGTAATCCACGGGTTCGAAGTTGGGATTTTCTACAATATAAGTTGCCTCCATATCAGACATATGTAAAGCGAATGTAAGTGTGTGTTTCTGCATATGATTTCCTAAGTCTTTTACACTATTATATATACCCAAATCAAAAGCTCCCATATGCCAATATATAGCACCGATTTCATCTTCTGTTAATTTAAGATACTGCTGAATTATAAATACAGATGCTGAACCATGACCCATTGGATTATGATTTTCGTTGTATAAATATGTAGGTATAGTGTTCCACTGACCTGTTTTTGGGTCTTTCACATTCCTTGTTCCAGGTTTGTATCTTCCTATCTTACACAAATCGTGGAACAGGGATACAATTGTCACAGTCTCTAAAGAAAACGCTTTTTCCCAATTAGGACCATATAAATACTGTAAATAATTTGTTAGACAGTAATACACATTAATAGAATGTTCCACTAATCCTCCAGCATAAGAACCATGATATTGAGTAGATGCCGGAGATGTATAAAAATCCGAACTTTCCAAATACTGTAAAAGTTTATCAATTCCATCTCGTTTAATATTTGCTTTTACAAGTGTTTCAAATTCCTCTTGTAGTTTTGCTGTGTTTACCATAGACTAATTCCTTCTTTCTTATATATCCATAGGGTCAAACCTACAGTTTTTACAATGTTCTTCCATATCGTAATGATATTGGTAAGGACAATCTAAACAACCGTTATCATATCCTCTGGGATTTTCACATTTAGGCGGCTCTTTTTTATCACCTAAGAATAAAGGGTTCGTTAAAAATTCACTCATTGTATCACTTCCCATTAAATATAAATAATTGTTCTTCTGTACGAGTAATACCTACATAAAATACCTTTAGTTCCTCTGAGTTAGATTTTGGAGTAGGGTTTAATATAAAATTTCCGTAAAGAACTACATTTTTACTTTCCGAACCTTTTGACATATGAATTGTCAACACTTTTACAGCATTAGCACCAAGCAATCTGTCCTTCTCCGCCTTTGATACTTCACTATTCCTAAAAGTCACATATGGTATATTTCGAACTTCTAACATCTTAGCTATTTTAGTAAGCTCAGAATTGTTTCTTACCAATATGAACCAATCTTTATAATCAGTATAAGTGCCATTTGTAAAACCAGATAAAAATTTAGGAAATTCCGATTTATTGGCAATGTCAACGCTACCTATCTTCCCTGATTTACAAATGGATTTCTTAGGAATTATATCCTTAGCATTTTTTATAATACTATTTGCATATTGAAGTATTATAGCCCCATTTCTATAATTTTCTACTAAGTAGTAAGGAGACCATCCAGCATCTTGAAGTAACGAAAGAAATATTTTAACATCTCCACCTTTAAATCCATATATGGCTTGATAGTCGTCTCCAATAAAGAAGTTATGTTCAGCGCCTAACTCTTTTAGAAAATCATACTCTAGATAACCTACATCCTGCAACTCGTCTACAAATAAATAATTAATATGTGTATTGTGGTTATGAAAGTATTCAGAACATTTCTGTATTAATTCGTCAAATGTAATCACGTTATTAACCTTACTCATCGTAACTACATCTTGTGGATAATCTCTGTAATCTAATGTATCATGAACCTGATTATAATTTAATAATATGTAAAGTTCATCAAGCACCTCTGGTTTGAATGTTTGTACAATAGTTTCAAACTTACACAAACCAAATCTCATCTGTTTAAAAGCTTCCATCAATGTTTCGTAATCGTCATATGTTGCGTATTTAGCATAATGATTGATTAAGAACTTCATATACCCGTCCTGTATTTCCTGAGTATAGATACTAAAATTATATTTAGTAGATAATAAGGTATTTGCTAATGAATGTATAGTGCCAATAAAACATCTGTTAGCATTTGGAGTATTAGCAAGCCGCTCCTGTAGTTCCTCAGCTGCCAAATTAGTAAATGTAATAACTACAATACCAGTAGCGTCCGCACCACTGTTCAACAGACGTTTTACTCGTTCTGTAAGAACTCTTGTTTTACCAGCACCGGCACCTGCCGCTACTATGATATTACGGTCTTTGGAATTGACAATTCTTAACTGCTCCCCGCTTAATGGAATATCATTCATCGTCGTTAGCACCTTCACCTTCCGTGTTAGTTTTCTTCCACATAGTCTTGAAGCGTTCGGCGGCGGCAGCCCTCTGTTCATCTGTAAGTACACGAGTTTTATTTGGGTCAGTAATACTAATTCCTTTAGAGTTGCCACTTGTAAAAGTTTTGCTACACACTGTTCCATCAGCATAATACTGAGTACCTGTACATATCCAACCCTTTTTCTCAAAACGTCTCCAAAACTTAGGTATACTGGTTTCAGCTACCCATACCTTATCATATTCGCAGTAGTTGATAACTAACTCCCTTTCAAATTGAGTTAATTTATTATTGGATACAAAAGAATAATCTTCATCAACTTCGGTTGTTTTTCTCTTATCTCCCACTGTGATAACCTCCATATACAATGATTTTTTATATGTATATTATACAACATATTACAACGAAAGTCAAGTGAAGAACAATATAATTAAAAGTATTAAAGACAGTAAAACTCCACTTTTATGTGGAGTTTTACTGTCTGAAAGAAATCTTACAAAAAGAGAAAGTTGTCAATTATACTTCGCCAGATATCATTTTATCGGCATACTCTTTTATATGAGTATAAAGTTCTTCATGCTCCTTGAAAAATGCGGGTAAGTTTTTCTGACCTTGTACCTTTAAAGGAGAACCCTCTTCATCACAAACAAGTTCACCTGTAACAGGGTCAACAAATGTAAACCAAGCACCTGCTTGTTTAATGATATCAGCTTTAGTAGCTACATCTATATAATCCATCATAGCGTTTATACCGTTCTCGTATTCCAACGTATAAAAACCAAGTTTTCTGTTAGGTTTACAAATCTTAGTTTTTTCTACACGTATCTGCACCTGATGTCCGAAAGGATTTTCATATGTAGTTTTAGCAACTTTGGCATACTTTTCATCAAAATGGTCACCCTTACTAAACGAAAGTCTAACACTACAATGATGCTTCCAAGCTTTTCCGCCTGTTGTAGTTGTGCCTCCATAAGCACTATTCATATCATCACGTATCTGATTAATACCAATTAACGCACAGTTGGTTTTAGCACAAAACATTTCTGCTTTCTTTGAGAATTGTGTAAGTGCCAACGCAATACCACCGTATGTCTTATCCTCCATAGTCTTGTCGTATGCCTGCTGGGACATCATAGAACCAAAACTGTCTATAACTACAAGACCTAACTCTCCAGTTTCTATTAAATTTATTACTATTTCGAATATTTGTTCTGCTGATTGGGATTGTGGGGCCATAAACATCAACTTGTCCACATCTACACCTAAAGTAGTAGCCCACTCATCATCAAAAGTATTTTCGCAGTCAACCCAAAGTATTTGTTTAGGACCGGTTTCCCTAAGTTCTAATAACTTAGTGGATTCCGCTTTGTTGGGTTTTTCCAAAGATTCTAAACGAGATATCTCTTCGTCGTACTCCTTTTGAAATAACTTTTGAGCATTTGCAACTATATCCAAGCTGGAAGTGGTTTTACCTCCATTTTCGGCACCTGCAAACTCCGTAAGTCTACCACGAGGAATGCCGCCATATAACATATAATTAGCACGAGGACTGCTAAAAGGTATTCTTTGACAGTGGTGTATAACTGTACCCCTTGTTAGCAATTCTTCCTTATATTGCTTATTAAATTCCTTAAATAATACGTCGAGTTTTGTCATTGGAACCATCTCCTTATACAACTAAAATCAGACAGTTATTAACCTTTTCTGAGGATTCTTTGTAACTGTATCTATACGTGTAGTTCTTTGTAACTGAGGTATATCGTCACAGTAACAAAGAAATTCAATGTCATCTTCCAATAATTTAATATTATGAGCGCTTCCGAAATAAGCAATAATGGCACGCACAGCGCGTATTGTATATAAATCCAATCCTCTGGATTTTGAACCCTTATTTATAAGTGCTACAGATGCATTATCACACATAAAGTTTCTAATGAGAATATCTACAATATGCTTATTTTTAACAACATCAACACCGTCTTCATCCTTGACAACAAGTTTGGGATAATCATCCAGTGTATATGGATAACTTTCCCAATACTGAGCATTCTGTTTTAATTTAGAACCAAGGATTACATTAAATAAGGAACCAAAGTGTCTGGAATCCTTATCATCAGAATAAAACTGTAAACCCCTTGTTTCTAAGTAATGTCCAAGCTCATTTGCTGTAGTATATACTTGTCCGTCACCCAAAGTTATAAATCTGCACTTACTCATAATAAAATACTCCTTTACTGATTTTGGTTTTTGTATTCTGGTTTTCTGTTTTAGTTGCTTTTGTCTCTATTTAACGAATTCTTAGATAGTTCTAATTCCGCTAACCTTCGAGACAGAATTTTCTTTGTACTTTGTAATATTTCTAAGGCATAGTCACATCTTAATTTTATCTTCTTACAAGCTCGTTGATATACCATAGATGTTAATGCCTCATTCTGTGTTTGCAACTTAGCAAATGCCTGTTTTGCTTGAACTGTTCCTTCCGCATACATAAATGTATTATTATATTTATTAGTTTCTTCCATCTTAGATATGTCTTCTCTTATACCCATAGATTCTTGAGCATTACCTGTAAAATATAATAGTGTTGGAATTGTTAGAACAATATCGTCTAATTCAACGTCGCTGATAGGTGTATCAACATCGTCAAGTAATGTTTTCACATAGTCTATATAAGTGTCCAACTCCGAACAGCAAGAAGTAACTAATGTATCTACGAGTTCGTCTATATAGTCAGCGGATTCATTAATACTCGTCACACCATCCGTAACAGCGGTGGAAGATTTTTTAGAGTTCGTATCATTAAAATCTTTTGGATTTATTTTTGCCATACAAACACCTCATTCCTTTGCCCAAATGCTGTCAGATAATTTATGTAACTTGGCAATAAAATCATCGCCAAAATACTTAAACATTACGCGCTTCCTAACGCCGTCCAACAAGAAATGTGGAACAGAATTATCCCCAACAATATCGTCAATATTAAGAGACTTGTTTCCTTTATTCCGGTGCTCAACTAAATGTTGTATTGATACAAATGCTGTAACATCGTAATCGATATACCAAACAACTACACCTGCAACACACCTATATATATGACTTTTTTCCAACATTCCGTCCCACTGGTTTTTGCTAATAGCACTCTTATAATTAAGTGTATTACCATACAAACACTTGCACTCTATAAAGAAATTATCCGGGCTGTGAAATGCTGTGAAATCACATATATTTCGAATACCAGAATAACCTCCTACCGGGTCAGGAAGTCTGTCCACAGACACATTAGGAACCAACTCTAAACAAGCTTTTATTTCTTTTTCAAAATCTTTTCCTCGATTAGGTCTAGCGGGCATTATTTATCACCTCTACAAGCTTTTCTATATCCACAATACTGACAAACCTTCTTTTCAATGTCAGTAGGTTTTGGAGGCACAATTCTACTTTCGACATAACCGTTACAAGTATTAAGTCTATCTACAATAAATTGTCTGTTGTCGTCCGAAACACTAAATAGATAACACTTTTTCGAACAACAGTCTCTATTTTCATAAATAAATAACACCTGATTAATACCCAAGCAGAGCGAATACGTATATGCCTGATAGTAATGAGACGGGTCAACACCACCACGCTGTAACCACTTATAACTGGACTCTGTTTTAATTTCCAAGATATAATATTTACCGTGATATTTTATAATTCCATCTGCTAAAAATCTTAGGTTGTATTTAGGACTAAACAATTTAGTTTCAAACTGCTCTTGAGACATTACTTCCAAATCGGGTATGTTATGCTCCTTAATATAATCTGCTACATTCACATACTCGCAATCTATATCATAATCTTTCATATGGCAGATATAATTCTGAATACGTAAGTGTCTATCCGTTCCAGACTCTCCAATACCCACAGAATCGGCACTTTCGGAAGGACTGTCAACATCAGCTTCTACACATTGATAATACATATTACGTATACAATGTAAAGAAGACGGTTTATAACAAGGGGACGGCTTACCTGTTTTTGTGCCTAACTTCTCGATACACATTTTCAAATCTGCCTGGAAAGAAAGTTCAACAGGAACTTCCTTTCCAACAGATTCATCTATAAGCCGTCCAATGTTAATTAATGGACGTCTGCTCATATATTCTCCTCAATTTCCTCGTCTGTATATGTAGTAGAAGTTTCGTCATCGTTAGTATCATCCAAAAGTGCTACAACCTGAATAACATTATTATCAACCAACTTGAGCACTTCCGGAACACCGTAATAAATATTTACAAGTTCGCCGGTTCTTGCCGAAACCTGCTTTTTAAGAGCCTCTACACCTGCTAGACAAGTAAACGGTGCAAAGTTATTGCTACCCTGATATGGAATAAGCTCGTTTGCGGAACCCTTATTAGAAGTTACACGGACACCGTCCTTAGTAAAGTTCATATACACACCGTCAACATCAAAGTCCGAAATAAACAATGAAAGTCTATCCAATACATTAAGAAGTGCTGTCTTAGAAAGTGTGCAGTTAGAACGAAATTCACTTTTCATATACTCTGATACAGCGTCAATAGGGTACTCGTCCTTACCCGTCATATTCTTGGCAACAAGTGTCATCTTAGGTGTGGTAAATACGATAGTGGATTCCGTAAACGAGTAATTAATATCCTCACTGTCTGCCATACTAAGTAAATCAAACACAATAGGTGCTATAAGCACTTGTTCTGGGAATGTAGTAACTTTGTTAATACAAATATTAAAGCTATCCGCGGATACAATAGTATCTTTATTACAGAAATAACCTGTTAAATAAGGAGCCTCCAGTGTAATAGCAAGTGAAGGTTTATTTGCAAGTATAACACTCTTAACAGTGGAAAGTTTTAGGATTCCAGTTACTACATCTTCTGTAGGTGTCGGAATTGTTGGGTACTTAATAAGCTCACCCTCCTCATTTAAGGGTAGGTCTATCTTATAAGTTCCGTTACCAGTGAAAGTAAGTACATTATTTGTGAAATCAAGTGTAACATTGTCTGAAGTTGTTTTAGATACGAGTTTACTAAATAATTCAGTTAATACAACTACAGCGAAATTATCACCTGTAATATCAGGCTCTGTTACTGTAAGAAAATGTACAGCGTCCGAAGTTGTTAAACTAAGTTTACCGTTCTCTAAAGCAATATTCATGAGTCCAGTTAAAGGAATCATTTTATTGTTTATAGAAGCCTTAGCTGCCTTTGTTACCATCTGTTTTAAAGTTTCTGTTTTTACGGTAAGTTTCATCTTTATTTCCTCCTAAGGTGATTACTTGTTTTTAGCTATGTTGGAATAAAATTCCTGTCTTAAATCTGAATTAGTCTTAAATTCGCCGCTAAGTGCACACGTAGTTGTAATGCTGGGTTTTTTAATACCTCGTGCCGTCATACAGCTATGTCTACCTGAAATACGAACAGCAATATCATCGGTTTCTAATACAATTTTAAGAATTTCAAGTATATCACTGCCAATACGTTCCTGAAGCTGTAAACGTTTTCCGGCCATGTCTGCAATACGGGCAATTTTAGAAAGTCCTATTACCTTGCCCTTAGGTATATAACCCACATCCACAGTCATATCATACATAAGAGCTAAATGATGTTCGCAATAACTAAATATTGGAATATCTCCAACAATAACAAGGTCTCCAGTAGTAGTGTCTTCAAAGCATTTGTCAAACATCTTAGCAATTTCTTCATTAGTATAAAGCATTCCTTCAAATACTTCTTCGTACATACGAGCTACACGGTCTGGAGTTCCTTTAAGACCTTCACGCTCTGGGTCATCTCCAAGTGCTATTATAAGATTTTTAACACTCTTTTCGATTAACTTCTTGTTAATCTTCTTCTTTTTAGGTTTTGTTTCCAAAGTAAACACTCCTTTCAATTAAACACCCTTTAAAGTTGGGTCCCAAATATATTTATGCAACTGGAGCTGCACTCTAACACTCTGTAAATTATGTTCTTTGATAAAGTCTACAAGTTCATGTGCTTCTATAGCGCCAAATACAGGGCTAACAAAGATATGTGGCATTATATAAAGACGTTTTTCCATTTCCGTCACAACTTCCAACATTCTGTTAAGGTCCTCTTTACTTCCACACACAAACTTGACCACATCACAAGAACCCACATTCTTATAGAAGTTATCCATACACATCTTAGACTCTTCTTTACTGTAGGGCGTTTTATAATCCACTGTAAAGAACAACGAACCTGTATTAGAATCCATAAAGAATTTACTGATGTCTATCGTACCATTAGTTTCAACATTTACATCAAAACCCTCTCTGATAAGTTCCTCAAGAAGTTCGTAAACCCCATTATGTATAAGGGGTTCACCACCTGTAAGTGTTATACATTTATTCTTGAGTTGTATGCACTGTTCCACAATTTCGGGTATAGACATCTCCGTATAATCCGTTCCTTCTAGAGCATACATAGAATCACAATAGGAACAACGGCAGTTACAACCAAATGTGCGAATAAACGTACATAATTGTCCTGTTCTTATTCCTTCTCCGTCTATAGAACTAAAAATCTCTACTATCTTCATTTGTCAACCCTCCAAAATGTTTAATCACTATTTAAAGTCCAGGTAGCATGAGAATCAGTAGTTTCCCAAAGTTTAAGCTCAGTTACTTTCATCTGCATAGATGAATAAGTGTCGTCCAAAATTTTCTGAAAATTAAGCGCTAACTCACGTGCCATATTTTCGGCGGAAGGATAACCGTCAAACTCCCAAGTATTCAAACCATTAGCCTTTAATAAATTGGCAATAGTGAGTTCTACAGAACCCTCTGTGGCATTTTTATTATACATAAAATAATGGTCTGGAACATTTTCTTTAAGAATTTTATTAAGGTTCTTAAAGTCCGTAACAAAACCAAAATCATTTTGAGTTCTGATAGACTCCGGACAAGTAATAGTAACTTCCAGCTTGTAAGAGTGACCATGTAAACTTCCACAAGGTCCATTATACCCTGTTAACATATGTGCAGCTTCAAATTCAATATGTCGTGTGACACAAATTCTACTCATAGGTAAAAACTCCTTCAATTTATTCCTCATATTCGATTGGGTCAACCATTCCATTACGTTGAAATGCTGTCCTTCTCATAAAGCAAGGACCACAGTGCCCACAAGCCTTGTCCCCATTACGGTAACACGACCAAGTGTGTTCAAAAGGTGCCTTATACTTCAAACCAAATGGAACTATCTCGTGTTTCATAAGATTTCCAACAGGGGTCCTAATTTCAACATATTTACCATTCTGAACAGCACCATATAGACAACTATTAAAGTCCTGTATAAACTGCTGCTCATTATCAGGATAACTTCCACCTTCCTCGAGGTTGGTACCTAAATAGATATAACTAAAGTTATTAGCTTCGGCAAATCCCACTGCCATAGACATCATTATAAGGTTTCTGGCAGGTACCCATTCATGTGCATATTCGCTACCGGAAATACCTTCCGCAATATTCTCTTTACCATCCATAATAGTGCTGGCATGAGCCATAAAATGCAGGTCTAAGTCCATAACGTAGAGAGAACAGTTGCCATATGTCTTATTCAGAGACTCCTGTATCTTCTTAATTCTTAACAATTCTGGAGTCTCCGCCAAACAACCGTAATTATAATGAAGTAATGTTACTTCCTTATGAGTGGCACAGGCATATGCTGCAACAGCAGTGCTGTCCAAACCTGCGCTGGCAATAACAACAGCACGGTCAAATATCTCACGGGGTAAAGGTAATGTATCACCCGTTTCAGAATCCATAACCGTGTAGGGTGCTAATCTCTTTACATTAGAAAAATCCTTCAAATGATGTTCATAAGAACTGAAATAGAAATCATTATTTTCATCGTAACAATAAAACACAGGTTTGTAGTTACACGCTAAATAAAAATTTCCGTCGGGTTTCATGATACCCAAGGCGTAAGAACCAATTATTTTGGACAAACTATCCCTAAGAGTAGTTAAATTAGTAAAATCCAACACCTTACTAAATATGTAACTATCTATCATACCCTCAGGGTTTCCCAGCTCCTTATCATTACTAACAGTTCCGTTGTGTACTATTTTATAATCGGTTCCGAAGGGTTGGTTGAATTCCGCATTTTCTATTTCCGTAGTAGGTACGGCACGATGATTACAAATCCACGAACCATTCCGATAAAATACATTACTATAATCTCTTCCTCTATCTAAAGACTCTGTAAATACGGAAAGAAACTTTTCATTTAGCGCCGTGCCGCCACATATTGTACACATACTAAAATCCTCCTTATTTAAAATAAAGGTTTTGCAAAAGGTTTTAAAGTAGGTTTGTGATTGTCCGAAAATTCTTTAAGATATATAATATTTAAAAGTGTTCTTACCTTATAGTCGGAACAACAATCCGGCATAGTAAAACCGTGTTGGACAACATACTCCTTCACCTTATTTTGTGTTTCTGGGTCAAAATTAAAATAACTATCACTATCACCCTTAGTTTTTTCGCTTACATTGATAACTCCCCAAGGTGTCATAATACAACCATTAGCGGCGGTCATTATCCATCCAGTAGAATCTGCACTTGTAAATGGAAAACTTCTAAGAAGAGGTTTGGATGTCATACCAAATGCGTGTATACACATATCGGGTCGTATCTTATTGATTATGGTGTAACAACTTTTGAAAAAGTTAGTGAGTACATTCTTATTGGCACCTACTAATCCTCCTAATGCCATATAATCAATATCTGGGTCATTTAAATACTTTTCCAAATATTCAAATTTATCCCCCTGATGGTATGTGGGAAGAAGTTTATGAGGATTTTTTATATGTTGCTTAAGATACAAATAATTTTCATATGTTTTCTTGTCGGTGTCGGCATCTCCTTTGCCGCCAATCACATCTAAACTTGCCACAATATCCACATAATCAATTATCTCATTAATATAATTAACGTATGTATCAATATCGATGACAACATCTTGAGTAAATGCCGTGTACGCACCACAATCAATAAATAATTTATTAGTACAATTTGGATGCTGTTTTTTAAACTCTAACCACTTAGTGATTATGGATTTATCATTATAATAAGATAATAAACGGTTGCAACCATTATTCATCATATATTCTTCTGCAAGTTGATTTTGGGAACCCGCAAAATACAAATCTAAAGACATGATATATACCTCCTGTCTTAATTTCCTAAAGGTTGTAGTGTCACGGGGTCCAAAGACTCACCATACCAATGATAGAATGCCTCTACATCACACTTCAGCGGCACACATAAATCTTTTCCGGCGTGTTTCATACATTCGGACATCAGCTCAGCACATCTAGCGGAATTTTCCACAGGACACTCGGCAATAATTTCATCGTGTACAGGAATTAACATCTTGAAACCCAATTCTCTTAATTCCGAATTATTATATAACTCAATCATTGCCAACTTAGTTAAATCCGCGGAACTGCCCTGTACAATGGAATTAACACACTGACGTTCTGCGTCTGTAACTTTCATAGTATTATCTTTAATAGAAATACCTTGTGCACGTATTTTATCCAGCAACGCAAGTTTATTCTTATAATACTTACAGTTAAGAAGGTCGTTAGTCCACTGTTCACATAGTTTTAGCGGAACTTCTGTACTTATTTCAACATCATCATCTGCCAATGGGTCAAAGTCCATAGGAACTCCATCAGTGTACGTAAATTCATATAAAGGAAGTTGCATATCTGGTAACTGTCTTCGTCTTCCCCATATGGTAGAGACATAACCATATTTTCGTGCCTGTTCCTGAGCATCCTGAATAAATTGTGCCAATTCCGGGAAACTATCCAATACTTTATCATATATTGCTTGAGCTTCCTTAGTAGATACTCCCAATTGCTGTGCAATAGATGCCACCTGTCTGCCGTACAATATACCAAGAACAATCTTTTTAGCACTTCCTCTTCTGGCTTTACCCTCTGGATTTGTAGTTCCGTCCGGTCTATGTTCTAAGCACTCTTCATACGGAACACCATAAGACAAAGATGCTATTTCCACGTATACATCTTTATTATCTACATATGCTTGTATCATTTTCTGGTCGTGTGATACGTGAGCTGTTACTCTAACTTCCTGACCAGAATAGTCGCAGGATAAAAGTACCTTACCTTTAGGAGCTGAAAAGAACTGTCTTATATCATGTCCAGCATCTACCATCTCCCCTGTAGTAAGTTTACGTGGATTAGACGGGATATTTTGCAAGTTTGGAGAATCGGAACTAACTCTTCCGGTATCCGCTCCATACTGGTTGAACTTACAATGTACACGGCCGTCCGCGTGAATTAATTCGGGTATTTTGTCAACATACGTAGATAACTGCTTGTTGAAGAAACGATTATCCAAGATAGCTGCTACAATAGGGTGGTCAATTTGCTCCAGTATATCTGCTCCAGTACCTCGAGGATTCCTTTTATCCACAACAGGTATCTTAAATACATCATACAGTAATATGGCAAGCTGTACAGGGCTATCCAAGTTAACAGGGTCTGTTAATTTACAGCCGGGTGTGGCTCGTCTATAAGCATCAATCTCTTCAGCATACTGTTTCAAAACATCGTTGCAACGTTTCTTAGTTTTATCGGACATTTCGTGATATTTAGCGGAAATTGTCTTGGCATACTCAACATCAATTTCAACACCGTTTTCTTCCATCTCAATAAATACCGGCATAGATGCCATCTCTATGTTAAAGAATACATATGACGGACCTTCCATATTATACTTTGTATACCCCTCACATTCAGGGTCAAGATAATATTTCTGGAATTCGTATAACTCATATGTTATAATAGCATCGTTTGCAGCATATAAATATGCAGTAGTTACAGGAATTAAATCAAACGGTATACCTTCGAACAACTTATCAAAGCTAAATGCTTCGCCTTCGTTATGTTTACAGTATCGTTTATGTAACGGTTTAAGTCCACGAGCACCTCTGGGTTCATTTGAATTAAGTATTCGAGCTCCTATCGAAGCATCCCAATATATAGGTAACTGAATTCCTATGGAATGCTTAATGAAGCGGACATCGAAAGGTGCGTTGAACCAAATGGTTTTAACATTCGCATCAACAAGACGTTGCAATTGGTCTCTTATAAACTCCTTAGATAATTGACTATCTATAAGAGCTTGTGTTATGTAAGATATATGAGCTACTGGCACATATGCCGCTTTCATACCGGGTGTATATATACACATACCAACAATATGATTTTCTATAGGGTCAAGTCCAGTAGTTTCAGTATCTATTGAAATAACACCATTTTCAATACATTTATCCATATAGGAGATAAACTCTTCTTCGTTACGCAATAAAAGAAATGTATCTTTTTTATTAGCAAATTTAGAATTTACTAAGGTAACTATGGACTGTATCTTATCCATCAGGCTACCTCCACCCTTAATGGTTATAGTGTTAGAGGTTTTTGCCTGCTTGGACTTTTTTGCTAAATTCATATCTTTTTTAAGAGTAGATTTAGCAGATGGTAAATTAAAAAATCCTGCCATATACTAATTCCTCTCCAATTAAATTTTCAAGTTGGCACCTGTGATATAAAATTCAGTTAGAATATATTAATTAATTAAAAATTAAAAATTTATATATGTACTTGACTTTTACATTATTATGTTGTATAATATTAATGTAGAGTAAGTACAATTACCTACTGTCACAGGTGAAATGGGTTAATTAGAGGGGAATATCACTATTTCCGGAACCACGTCTGCGTGATGTAGTATTAACAGAGACATCACGTCTGCGTCTAACTTCTGTATTATTAGTGGACTGGTTAACAGGATTGTTATCACCTGTTTCAAACGAACCCGTCTGTACATAAGTAAGAAGTTCGTCATAAGTCTTTTCAAGGCAATATGTGCCAAGTATATCAGGTATTTCAGGAAGGTCTTCCATAAGAGTTTCGTCACATTCCTGAACGTACATTTCGTAAGTAGTATCCATACTGCCTGCTTCACCGTTTCTCTCGATTTCTACCGGATAAGAAACAAGAGGATTATACTTATTACAAAGTTCCTGAAGCTGTGGGTAGAAATTTTTACCTCTTTTCCAAATAACAACCTCATCTGTCTCAATCATATGAAGAGGTACATAGAACTTAATAGTAAGTTTGTGCTTAGCTTCGCACAGAGGACACGCAGAAAGGGGGTCTGCATAATCACGTAAACAAGTTACATCTTGTCTATAACCGTTTACCATAACTTCGTGCACGGTATATCCGTCCACATCATCAATACTATTGAACATGAAGTGTACCAGCGCCGTATCTTTATCATTCTTTAATGAAAAATACTTGCCTCCGGATACACTGTACTTGTCCAAGTCTGCTGCGGGGTTAAATTTTGCCATAACTTTTTACTCCTTTACTGTTTAAATTTTTCTGTTGATGGTTTATTGGTGAATGGTTTTAGGTTTCTTTTTCCAAAATCCGGTAAATTTAGGAAAAAGAAATATATTATGAGGCTGAGTATATGTCAGATACTTAGCCTTATAATTTTTTGGAAATATATACATATATGTAGTTTATATAAGTACATATATGAGTATAACACTTTATGTAATAAAAGTCAAGTGTAAAATAACATTTTTTAATATGTTACATAAAGAATTACGACGATTTTACTTTAAAAATACGTAAAAGTTTCGCATAATTGACTAAATTCGTCTTTTGTTAAATCGTTTATATCCTTACCCTTTGGAATAATAAAATCAGTAATCATTCGCTTACCTTCAAAATACTTATGAAGTTTTCGACGACCGTTATCTCCAGCAGTATCTGGGTCAAGACCAAGTATGAACTTCCGTATAGGTAATCTCTCTAATTGCTTATATTGATTAGGAGTACCTGTACCATTAAGTGCAACTGCTGGACGTCCATATACCCAACAAGTAAGGGCATTAAACATCGACTCACAAATTATCAACTCTTTAGGTAATTCGTTTCCATAATACTGATATAACTCATATATACCATAAACAGGTTTTACAGCACCTTCTGGATAATGGAAAAACTTTGTGTCAACACTTCTACGTGCTATGAACAAAACGTGACCACTCTCATCCCGAACTGGAAATGTAACACACCTATAATTAATAAACCCACCTGTTTTAGTTTCTAACTTAAAATTAGGGTCGTACCCTATATCAAACAATTCAATTATTTCATCTGTTAATTTACGCTTATACATATAAGGATGTGTATATCTATAAGAATCTAATTCTTCTTCCGTTATATAAGTAGTAGTTGGAACACTTAGCGCTTTGGAATGTCGTTCTAAATTAAGTGTAATTGGCTGACGTTGTTCTGTTTGCAAGGTAACGAAATTCTTTGCTAACCATTCATTGCCAAACCTACCGTTATCATCTTTGCCAAATAACGCACTAATCATCTCATTAAGATTAGCAGTATATCCACACGTGAAACAATGTACTGTTCCAGGCTGTATCACACGACCGTCCGCGTATTTAATTTGGGTTGTAGTAATGCCACAGGAAGGTTTTCTTTCTTGTCCTTCTTTATGCATAGGACAATTAAACTGAATATGGTTAGTTATTTGCCGCATTGTAGCAAATCTGTACACACCGTTCAAGGCTAACTGGTCTTTCAATTCTTGGAGAATATCCATCTCATCTGCCAATATGGGTAAACCGTTTAATAGAAACATGATTAATCACTCATTTCGTTTCTCAGAATTATATTCACCCCAAATGTATAATCATTATTATATAATAAGAAATTAGGACAAAGTTTATAAAGATTGGAAATATAAGGTAATTGAGAATAAGGAGTTTTGCCATCACCGATTTTAAATCTGGCAACAAAAGTCTCATTCTCTCCCTCAGTCTCCACTAATAATTCCCTGTCCTGCAATATATAATCTGATAATTTAGTAGTCATTTCTTCCCTTGTCTTATATTTAACTACAATATTAGTTATTTTAGAATTATTCATAATTTATATACCTGCCTCTGCAAACATATCATTAAGTCCTTTGCGTTCAGCGGCGCGTATGGGCTGCTTATTAACAACAGGTTCTGTATTTCGACGTTCACTATAAGAACTATTTGTATTTCTTTCAACCACCTGACTTGCGTCCATATATTTTTCACTGTATTCAAATGTACCGTGGTCAATATCCCATTTATAAGAAAGTTTAACGTTAACAGGACCGTTTCTGTTTTTCTTAACAACCATATTAAGATATTCCCCATTCTGACGTATAGAAAGAACCTTAGTAGCATTTTGTGCAATACCATCGCTATCACGAATATTCTCCAACTCCGGCACATCTACTTCAACACCAGTGGCACCTCTATTTGCCTGTACTACAGTAACAATCGGTATACCTAACTCTAAACTCAACTCCATTAAATCTTCGGAAATATTAGTAAGAGATGTAGTCTTATTGTCTCCGTGTTTATATCTTTCGTCGGACAGATAAGTAATACCGTCAATACATAACATATCTAATCTATGTTGCAAACAATAATTTCGTAACTTAGATATCGTAATACGCTTATTAAATTCTGCCGGAACGCTTACATAAATATCATGGTCAATATTATCTTGCTTTATTTTATTTACATAATCAACATAGTCAGGTATATCATTACCTCGTGTTAAAGCGGTATTGGAAAAATGTTCATTGAGAGTATCGAAACGATAACCAATTGCGTTACAGCTCATTTCTGGACTAATATATCCAACGTTTTTACCTAATCCCCACACATGAGTCGCAATCTTAGTAAGTATCCAAGATTTGCCCTGATTAGTTCTGGCAACAATAACTACAAACTCTTCTCCTAAAGCAAGACCACCTATAACGTCATCCAACTCAGGGAATCCGGTACTAAGCATCCAAGGTTCTTCGGAATCCTTTTTCTTCTCATACTCTTCAAAACGGTCTTCTATATTTTTAATAACACCAACGCCGTTACCAACATTTCCTATATTGAAACCGTTTAACTTCTCCCTTAAAAAGTCCACAGCGTCAAACGAAGTTTTGTTGGTAAGTATATCGGCAGCCTGTTGTAACATAGGAACTACTTGAGAATATAAATATTCCTCATTGACCTTATTCACTAAATAATCATCCGACTCGTACACATCCAAAACTTCAAAATCATCAAAAGTTTCTAGAAATGTAGCAATATCCGGAACATTACCATATTTACGGTAGTGTTCCATAATAAAATTATAATAAGCTTCATACCCTATAAAATGATTTTCTGTAAGGTCATTATTAATTATTATAGTCGGGTCCTTAGACTTTAATACTTTACTAAGAATCTGTAGACATACCATTAATTATCACGTTCCTGACTGTGGATTATTTGATTCCTGGTCTTGTTCTTGTATTAATTTTTCGATAATACAAACAAAATCATTATCATTACGTATTTCTTGATTGAATTCTACGGAGGTGCTATTGGAGCACATACAATAATATAATTTTTTGTTAAAAGACATCAGCTCCATAGGTGAGATTGTACTGATATAAATATTAGATAAACCATTAATGACCCTATTATGTGTCAGTCTGTATAACCAGGTTAGCTCAAACGGAGAATATTCAGTTAAAAACAAATCATCCCACACAACTATTGGACAACTTTCTATATCCTGTATATATTCTTCTATTCGAGAGTTTGTATGATTTGGGTATCGTTTTAAATCTGTTAAAAGAGTTGTAACACTTACATACAAACCGGCAACTCTATGTGAACCATATCTACTGGCAATTCTAAAATATTTATTAAGAACAGCCGCTGCCCAAGATGTCTTACCTGTTCCTTCTGCACCATAATAGTAGGCACAGAAACCATTATCTATAAAATATTCAAGATTATTGAATAAGTATTCTAAAAATCTTAATGTAGAGGAGTTAGTAACCGTATCTGGGTCTAACTTTAAAATATTGCGATATCGTTTAGGTAAACCTGATGTAGCTATAAAATAGTTCATATTGTCCCCTCTACGACATAATTTTACACACACATCTTTTTTACCATAATCTGGACATACTGTCTTGATGTAACAATATTCCGGATTCAACAACGAATAATAATTATCATCCTTCAATATATAAACACTCCTTATATTTAATCCGGCATACCTGCAAACTTCGGGTCATCTTGTATACGGCGCGATTGTCTACAAAGTCTGCGTCGTTCCTCTGTAGCAAGGTCCACAAATTCTTGAATTGTACGAAATTGCTTCTTAAGCTTCTCTTCTTTTTCAAAATCCTTACGACATAACTCCGGGTAGTTATTATCAATGGCAGTAGTTACAGCACTCAACATATCACTATCCGTGAACCGTCTATGTACTAAATTATCTATACACTCACAAACTTCATTATAAGTTTTAACACAACCTGCAGGCACCTCACGAACATACTTTAACAAGGCGTCTTTTAGGTCTGTGTTCATATAAAGATAATATTTCTTCCACATATCGTCTATAGCTTTTTCACGCTCTTCTACAGTAGATTTAGAAGTTGGGATTGGATTATTCTCAGGTAAGCATAAATCCATATTCTCGAAAGGAGAATGTCTACGTGCAGCATAATTATTAGTTTCAAACACCCAAGAATACCATTTATGAGTATAAGCAGATTCTACAACCTCATACAACTTTACAGGCTCCAACTTAGCATCCCTCAGCTGTTGTAACATACGCTTAAACTGGCCTAAATTACGACTACTTTCTGACCACACCTCAGACCAGTAACTTTGTAAAAGTTCTTCAAATCCTTCGTAGTTATAATCTATAGAGAATTGTTTTATTAACTTCAAAGCCTCTACATTATCCGTATACTTCTTATTAATTTTTTTAATTTCGTCGGGTGTCTTATAACTAAGTGTCCTATATTTAGCGGTGTATGCCGTACGAACCATTTGTATTTGATAGTCAATATCCTTAATCTTACCAAGTTCAAATAACATAGCTTTAAATTGATTAAAAGATATTACGTTATAATCAGTATCCTTTGCAAATAACACTTCTTCTATGTAATTATATAATAACTCCAGCAATTCTTGATTATTATCTGCCGTTTGTAATACGTAAGAAAGAGCTTCGTCTTTTAATTTTTTCACCATTTCATTTCTTTTAAGAATTTTTTCTTCCGTAGTTAACCGATTCTTAGTCTTCTTTGGCAGTAGTGTTTTAGAAGCATTTTTTGTCTGTGTAATTTTTTGCTGTTTAGTAGGTTTACAACCTAACTGTACTGGATTCTTTGCTTTATGTGAATGTGATTGAGTATTACCCGTGATACTATTATTAGAATTGTTTGTATTAGTAACCTGGTTATCCTTACTTTCGTTTGTGGATGGGTATAAATCCTTACAAATCTGTTCTACATAACTACGGAATAAACTGTTTCTTGATAGTAAGTAAAACAATCTGTTTTCTAAAGAATCGTCAGGAGTAAAGTTACTATCAAATACGTGTTGTGAAGCATAGAAATTACCAGTCTGTTCAGTTTTATTTCCATTAGTTAGCTGTTGAATGTGTGTTTCTACTGTATCGGACTCATCTACAAATGTCTTTTCCAATCTCTCCCGATACATTTGAATATAGCATTTATAGGTATCATTTCCCAATCCTTCTAAATAAGACAGTAATTTTTCAATATCTATTCTATAGTAATTATAAACGTAAAAACCTTTAGGATTATCCTGCGAGATATTTCTTATTATAAAGGGCAGTTTCTCAATAGTACGAGCTAAAGTTTGTGGTGTTACATTACATAGTTTACTTAAAACCTTAGAAGATGTTTGGTATGGATGAACATTGTCAAAGGTTTGTGCAAACAAATAAGCAAACACAACCAAACTATTTCCAGTTAAATGTAATTCAGCAATCATCCAAGCATCTATGGATATTTGTGGAAGTAATACTTCTGTGTTATTAACTTCTGTAATCACGTGGTTAACCACCTTCCATAATTTTTTAGAATTGTGGTTATTTTAGGTAAGTTAGCTATCCAGCCATAATTACGTGATAACCCGTGGCAATCCTCTGGTGGAATATATACATAAGAAACAAGGTCATTGATAAATAAATCTATAAACGCATCGTGTACAGTCATGACATCGGAACGACACCACAATTCCACGTTGCCAGAACATTCCATATAACCATAAGGATAATGCTGTAATGTAAAATGAATAGCGTGGGCAAGTGCCACTTTATGAATACCGGACAAATGAAACTCTACTTCATTAAATGTTTCACAAGCATACATCCATTTGGGTATAGTTACTGAGGTTGGCATTAGTTTTCCAGTACACAGAATATGTGTGGCAAAAATAGGTGTCTTATCCTCGTTCCATAACCACGTTTCTGCTAATTCTTCTGAAATAGCATGACGCCAATTCGATTCCCAAGTTTGAATTAACGAATCATACTGGTCAACATCCTCAACCTTATCTCTACAATAATACATCATAGGTTTATTGTGTGCATAAGACTGTATTGTAGTGCGGCATTTTTGTTCTGGGTCGTACTGCTGTACATTATTGAAAAATTCAGTTTTTGCTCGGTCCACAGGTCGCATTCTCAAATTGTCGGAAGACTGATTATTGTTATTAAATGCTTCAATAGGTACAATAGTATCATTTATAAAGTCGTCTTCAAGTTCTTGGTACTGTTGCTTTACGGCTTCCATATTAACTTCATCATTAACGGAGCAGTATTCTTCAAACACATTCTGTAAATCATATAACATTTTCATATAATTAAAAATAGGTACAGGACAATGTGTCTTATCAGAATTAAACAAATAATCATTTTTATTTAGAGGTACAAAAGATGTTAATTGTTTTTTCCGTTTTGCCATAAGAAATAATCCTCCTTAAACTTATAGGGTGTATTTATTTACGTATAAAGATTCATAAAATATTAACATAGCAACAATGATAAAATTAACGTTAAAAATTCTAAAGATATAAATATAAATAAAAAATGGATTGTCTTTTTATAGAACAGGTTACGAGCCTGTTATCACGAAGTAGACAATCCATTTATTTATAAAACCATACAAGAAATATTCTGAGAAATTCCTTGATTGGTTGTATACATTTATTTAATTAATTTATTATAAACTTCGTGATATGTGTCTATGTAATTATAAATGCCGTCAAAAGTTCGTGACTCTTTCAACATTTATATGGCATTTACAATGTTGTTATATTGTATTTATATAATACACGATAAATGCCTATATTACAATACACAAAGTACACAATGTTTATAACAAATTTTTATATACTTTTTGTGTAAAATTAACCCTCTTTCAACGTCTGAGGTTTTGTACACCTTAAGGTTGTAGTTATCTTATCCTCCTTGAACGGGGCTAAAGCAGATGCATCAATAGTTCCGTGATATATAGCATTTTCCAAAGCCTCCATATCCACATACTCTTTTGTTCTCACAATACCTTCTACGCCTGTAGATTTAATATAGTCTAATAACTTATCATCATTAAATACAGGTTTGTTAGTTGTGGAAATCGATACTTTAGTTCCGTCAGAAGCTACATACTTATCAAGCCCATATTCTTCAAACAACTCTTTAAGCATTTTATTGTAAACATTTTTTGTAGCTTCCAAGGACTTATACTGAGTATTGGTTTCGTAATATTTTTTGGCAGCTTCGTCTAAAACTGCTTTGATATCGTCAGTAAGAACTACCTCTTCTAACTTCTGTTTACTCATTTGTAGTAGCCCCTTCCTTATCGTTCTTACGATATCTTTCTCCCCAAAAACGTTCATTGATACGTCCCATAACACCATTACGACCCTTAGGAATCCAATCCTTAAAAGCTAATAGGGCGGGTATGTCAGACTCTTTCCAATATCGAGGTCCTCTGGGTCTAGACTGTACATATTCAGGTAATTTAGGCATATTTTCAGGCTTTTCTAAAGTTTCGTCCTGAACATACTTATACCAACCGTCTAACGTTCTTGCGCTAACATTAATCTGCTGAATAACTTTAGTAGCAGAAAGCATTTTTTCCTCCATAGAAGTACCTTTCCTTTCTCAAAAACTTAGAATAAACAAAACAACTTTTTTTTTAAAATATTTATTTTAAACCACTCCCTTGTCCGGAAGTAATTGGTTTTTATGTAGACAGTAGATAATTTATAACGGAAGGATTTTTAAATAAGTCTTCTTCCTTATCTACAATAATATCACTCATTTTTCCTTTTCGATAAACAATATTATGTATTTTTTCATCTATTGTATCCTTACACATAATAGTTATAACATTAATATGTTCAGTAGTTCCTATTCTATGTGCACGGTCTTCTGCTTGGTCTTTAATGGCGCGGTTCCAAGGTTCGTCTAAGAATATAACAGTAGTTGCTTCCGTAAGCGTTAAACCAGTACCCATTGCACCTATTGTACCACAAATAACTTTACAACTCTTATCATTTTTAAATTTAGCCTTCTCTTCTTCTCGGGTATCCTTATTCTTACCCGTGTACAATGCTGGATTAAATCCTTTTTCCTTCAATAAGTCAAATGCTGGGTCTAATACATCTGTCCAGTTACTAAATACAATCGCTTTTGACCCATCGGCGACAACTCCTTCAATTAACTCAACAAGTCTATCAAACTTAGGATTTCCTTTAGCATCGGAGCTAAGAATTAATGGGTTTCCCGTAGTTTGTCGTAAACGAATTAATGCTGTTAATGGGTTAGGAGATAATTTAACCTTGTCTATATTAGACTGTATATCTTCCATCACCCAATCATATATCTGGGATTGACTGGGGGTCATTTCCACGAAATCGTTAATATAAATTTTTTCTGGAAGGTCCAATACTTCAGATTTTAACCTTCTCAGCATACACTTATCAAGTATTAACTGTAATTCAGGAAGATTTTTATATCCGACTATTTGGTGTCCACCAAAACCTCCACAAATGCAATAATGCTGCTTGAATGCATACAAACTATGATTTTCTGCCCCAATAAACTTTAAAGGTGTATATAAATCTATTGCATTGTTCATTAAAGGGGTGCCAGTTAAAGCTACCATAGACGGAGCATTTAAAGACAATAACGCGCGGCCTTGTAGTGATGTACTGTCCTTACAATTATGAACAATTAAATTACCGTCTAGAACATAATTATGTGTTTCAGGAATTTCTAAATCATACACATAATCATTAAAAGCTATTTCTTTTTTAGATATTAGTTTGGCCATTATTATATTTCAACTCCTGCAAGGATTTTAAGATGGCATTTTTAACAGCTTCCATATCACCTTTAATCATATCATTAGTAAATCTGATAACAGTGTATCCCAAGCAATTAAGACAAAATTCTTTCTTTTCGTCCTCTAATCTACCTGCTACAGATTTATGACTATCTCCGTCTACTTCAATACAGAGTTTATACTGAAAATTGGTAAAATCGGGTTTATAGTTAAAAGCCAAATGCTTTTCCGGATATTGTTTACGTAGTGAATATGTATTAATTGCTTTATTATAAACAAATCCATTATTTATGCAAAAATCATACAAAAGTTGTTCACAAGGGCTAAGTTTTCCGTTACCACCCCGAATACCACACCAAGTATGTAGAATACCCTTCTGTTCTTTTGTATTGTTACTTTTTTGAACTACACCTTCCATATAAACTGGATTATTAGTGGTCATACGTGTTATAACTTTCTTTCGAAATTCTTCTTTTTCCCAATTACGTTTCATAGTTTTACGTTGTTTTTCTAACAAATTCTCATCGTGTCGTAAACTATTAATAATGGCATATTGTACGTGTTTATTCGGATTTGCTTCAGATACAGCACCATATAATTGTACACGTAGTTCATACGAACATTTAGCACTACAGGTTTTTATATTTCGTTTTATTTGGTCGTATGTTAAACACTTACCACATATACAACACACAGTGGTTGTGGGGTCTACTGATTTAATATAGTTTTCCTGCGTTTGCTTAAGATAACTATTTCTACAATCAAAACTACAAAATATACCGCCACTATTTGCTTGTTGGTGTGATAATAATTTATTGCAAAACTTACAATGTGGAGGATTATTTACATCATAATTATAAGTTCTCATAGATTTATGTTGACACTCGTTGCTGCAATATGTTCGTTTACCTGAAAATACTGTATTACATACAGGACAAATCTTATTCATCTGTAAACTCCTCCAAAACATCATCACAGGTTAAATTACAAGCCTCCACATATCCACGATTCTTTGTAAGAAATTTATGATTATGTGTACAAACAACAGTCTTAACACCTGTTGTTGTTTCTATATCTAATTGCAACATAGTTTTAGCTATTGGGTTAATAAAATACCCCGTAGGTGTTACATACTTTAATTCTCGATTTTTAGTAAATGTAGCTACCTTAATCTTAGGATTTTGATGTTGTATAATATCCTTAATTGGTAACACTCCACTATTGGTCAAAACCGGTGTGTTACCTGCCAAGCATTTATGTACCTCGTCCGCAACAATCATGGAAATTTCTTTTTCTTTTATAAGTTTTTGAAGTTCCTCTACAATAGGAAAACGAGTAATTTTTTTATACCTAATTGTTCCGTTTTTATTTTTAGTCTTAGTAGGCACCTGTTCTTTTACTACATATCGAAGAGTTTCGATATTTGTAATTATGAAATAAGCATCTATTTGGTCTATATTCTTAAGGTCATCTAACCGGTCTTTATTGCTACCTATTGTAATCTTGCCTTTTTTATTAATACGTGTTCCTAAAATATAGGCCTGCTCGTCCGTATGTATCTTAACTTCTTCCTGCCAGTTATATTTAAGACCGTTTACACAAGCAATTATAAAGCAATGTTTATACCCATATAGCTGTTTATTGATAATTGCTAAGTCCAACATTTGCTTCGTCTTACCAAGTCCTTGTTCATCACCTAACAAGAACTTTTTATGATTAAGTCCATACAACACACCTTCTATCTGATGTGCATATGGGCTTGTTTTAAATTTATAACTGCTGGGTATCTCTACTTTAGACTCTTCTATTTGAGTTTGTTGTAAAGATTCGTCCATTTTTAGTTTATAATCAGTGCCCAAAGCTTCTAACACTGGATTTATGTCACTATAAGGTATTTCCCAACATCTTAAATCAGCGTGCCAATACCGGCAGGGCTGTTTTCGCATTAAGTCCACATACCGAATATTGTAAGGAAAAGACACAAATGCGGATACTCCGGCATATTTATTTCCGTCTTTAACCTCTATATTTACCACTTAAACAATCACTTCCGTTCTTAAACAATTCAGAATTATAACTTTTGTTATATTTATTATACAACATATTGAACGGAAAGTCAAGTAATATTAAATATTTTTTAATGTTTTAATTTGTTAAAACGGCCTTGTAAAATTGTGCTTTCACAAGGCCGTTTAGCTGTATAACTGCTAAGTTATCTTGCAAACTGCTGTACGTGGTTTACGAATGCTGTAAACATCTTCGGGTCGAATGTCACTGTCATAAACTTGCTTTCGTCCTTGTTCTTAGTGTTCTTAGTGTCTCTATGTGTAAGGTAATCACTAAATCCATTAACAAGTCCCCATACAGTTCCTTCAAAATTTGCATTATCGTCTGCCTTATAAGCATTGAAAAGTTCCTGTCTCTGTGTATAAATCTTGGCAACTTCTCTGTCTGTGGCATCCGCTGCTATTGTAAAGAAGGAATTAATAATCTGGTTTACATCGTCGTCCTTTCCAATCTTTAACATAGCAAGTTCCTCAGCTGTATTTCCAAACTCCTGCATATACCTGGCAGTATTAGTTATAAGTTTTTCAGCTTCCGCAAGCTTTGCAGCATACTGCGAAGAGTGCTGTATAGATATTGTATTGGAAGAATTCTTAAATGCGTAGTTAAACTGGTTCTGACAAACTATACGCAGTGGGCAAATAGTTGTCTTAACAGTATATATTCCGTTATGTCCATTCTGGAAAATAAGATACGGTGTAAACTTATCACCAAGTACCTGTACTTCCGGAAGTTTTCCTATAACATATACCATTCCAGTATGTGTTTCGCCGGCTCTCTCAAATGTAACACCTTCAACGTTATTAACAAAGTCAAAAGCCTCTTCATTCTGACAAATCTTATACTTATTGGAAACAACTCCAATAATCTCCCCTGTTCTCTCGTTCACAGTGGCAACCTTGCCAGGTACAAGTATTTCCTTGTCGTTAAAAGTAGTTGTAAGAGGTCTTGTAACTACATTGTAGTCAAGTCCACTCTCTTTAAGCACATCATTAATGTTATTAGCCTTTGTTTCTGTTCCAATGTTTGTCCAAGTATTTGTTCTTGCCATAATCTTTTCCTCCTTAAAAATTAAGCTTACCTTCTAATTTGTGTTTTAACAGTGTTTCCTGTCGTCTTAAATGTTTAACGTATGTTTACTCTCCTTCTTGTCTACAACATTATATTCCTAATAAATTATAAAGGTTTATAAGGTAAAATTTACGTGATACAATTTTTTTTATTTTTCATATGTATCACACATAGAAGTTATTAGCAATTCAATAGTATTAACCTCCTACATTAGCCTTTAATATAGTTGCTTCTGTATCAAGACTAACCTTTGATATATTTATCTTCTTTGCCTTTTTAAAATTGTTGGATGACCAACGTGCTTTTCTTTCAGCATGAAGTTCATCTTCTGCAACAATAACCATTGCATAGTCATCGCCATAGCTGTATTCACCCCTGGGTAATTCGACTAAGTATACATTCATCATATTTACTACCTCCACATACGTTTTAGAATATTTGTTTTTCTTACTATAATTATTATACAACATAACACATAAAAAGTCAAGTGGTTTTAAAAAATTTTTATATTTTAACAAAAAAGTCCATGAATAAGTAGTTTCACGGACTTCTGACTTATCTAGCAGAACATTAAAGAAAATATTTATTCAGCATTGTAAAATGGAACATGCACAATGATGCTATAAGCACCGTGATGGAATTTAGAAATAATTTGTTTCACAGGAATATTGTTATTAGCACAAAGCTCGTTTATACGAATTTTTAAAAGTTCCAGTTCTCCTTCTATGCCGGTACGTATCTTCACTCCATAAAAATCTTTTCTACGATTCACCCAGACTGGTATAGGCTTAAAATACGAATTCTGCCAAGTCTTAGTAGACTGAATTACAACATCCTCCAAGATAAGATGTTTTAATTCGTTTGCGTACTTAGAAATTGTAATAGTTGCCATAAATAACTCCTCCTAAAATTTAAATATTATGTCAAACGTTGTTTACATTAATATTATACAACACAATATGTAAAAAGTCAAGTAATTTTAAAAAAAAAATTATTTTTAACTAATTGTATTAAATATATTAAAGATAACATATAAATTAGTCTATACTAATATTATACAACATATCTCATATACGACCCTATATTAATAAATATTATACAACATATATACTATATTTACATTAAATATTATACAACACTTTGTATTAAGAAATATGTTATACTATGTTTTAGTATTATATATTATTTATTATATATAAGGAAAAATATACGATTTAGTGGCATCACCGGTTTTTGTAGAAACCGTGTGTAAAAATTCATATAGGATTGTGTAAACAACGTAAAATAAAGGAAAAGTGATGTATAATATTTAGAAATAACAGTACATTGATATAAATATGTTGTATTATATTCGAACCCTATAATATAGTTAGTTTTTCTTTATATATCGTGAAATTTTACAGATTATTAAAAAATGTATTTACTGCTTTAAAGTGTCATAACCAACATTAATTTTTCAACATGGTTTCTGTAGAAATTAAATAACCCGTGTGAATTTTTAATGTAGGTTTCTACAAATTCTGAGAAGGTGTGAGTTTTTGTATAAACCGTAATGAATTTTTAAATATGTTGTATAATATTGTACATTACCAGTCATAAATTTAGCGCCAAGCTCTTGTATGAACCTGACGCTAAATTTCTATATTGGAGGTAATGAAGATTGCTTGATATAATTATTTAACTACAAAGCAGAAGTCTGTGTGTACCTCACCATCGAGTATTGAAGCC